CGACGCTGGGCGACTCCCCAGTATTTAGCGTCGAACAATCTCCATGCAAGAGACCATCCATTACCGGAAATCGCTCCAGATTTTGCCCACTTTCCGTTCTTTCCTGAAGGTCGAGGAATTGAAACGTCTGGCTCGACAATGCGTGCAAATCTTTCCAACACACATCTGAAGTCTTCACCTTTGCTTGAGCTGAAAGCTCCTCTGACATTTTCCCAGATTGCGAATTTTGGATATTCTCCATTAGTGGCCTCCCTCATTTCTGTAATCACACGAATCATTTCAAGGAACAATCCAGAGCGTTCACCAGCCAAACCTTCACGTTTACCGGCTTGACTCAGATCTTGGCAGGGACTGCCTCCTGTGATACAGGAAACCGGTTCAATCTGCCATCCATGGAGTTGTGTGATATCTCCGTAATGCTTCAGTTTTCATTCCTCCTTTTAGTATCCTGTGTTACATAGCTAAAACTCCGAAAATAAGCGAAAAATAATAGACGTATTAACGTCATATTATTCATTCGCTTATAAAACAAAAGTTCTAGCAGTTTTATGTATACCCTATTGGGCTGGTGGGACAGGAGAGATTTGAACTCCCGACCAAGCGGTTATGAGCCGCCAGCTCTGACCAGCTGAGCTACTATCCCATAAAAACCAGTTAAACAGCTGCAACTATTCAACTGGGCACCTTCCTTATAAAACACTATTGCATCTATATCATATAGACGAGGAAGGAATAACAGCGATGCACATTTCCTATATCTCGCCCCTTTCGGGGTGGTATTTCGCACAGGCGCGGCCGGGACTGACCGCTTAAAATCCCTACCCATACGAAATTGGAGCAGCGAAAGGTAGTCGAAACCTCATCCTCAGCTTGGAAGGCTGATGTACTAACCGTTATACGACCGCTGCATGTAAACCCAGCTTACAAAGCACTACTGCACTCTTACGAGCGAGCTGGGAATAATAGTAAAGGAGATCAACAAACGGTACGCAACCATTCTATGACCGTGGTGCGGATAGTGGGCATCGAACCCACACGCCGAAGCACCAGATCCTAAATCTGGCGTGTCTGCCATTCCACCATATCCGCATATTGCGCCAGCAGGGGTCGAACCTGCGATGGAGGAGTCAAAGTCCTCTGCCTTACCGCTTGGCGATGGCGCATCATATACCCAGCTTACTACGTCACACTGCTCCGTTTCCAGAGAGCCGGGAATAATGTGAGGACAATTTTTCCTTGCCCTTTCGGGCTGGTCTGAGCGACAAGGTTTGAACTTGCGGTCCCCTGTTCCCAAAACAGGTGCGATACCAACTTCGCTACGCCCAGATACAAATGCGCCCGGCGGGACTTGAACCCGCACGCCATCTCTGGCAGAAGATCTTAAGTCTCCTGTGTCTGCGATTCCACCACGGGCGCATATAAAAGAAGATCAGAAACAGCCAACCATTCGTTTTACATTCTAGTTTTCTGGCGAATCGAAGAGTATTTATCCGATAGCTAGTCGGCTTACACCTTATTTCTCTTCTTGTCTGGCTTGACGTCCTTTACCGGTATGACGTCTTTCCGGTCGCCAATGTACGGCCAATCCCCGAACGAGCTAGAACAACTGATCTTCATGGTAGGGATAATCGGATTTGAACCGATACGTCTTTCGACACTTGAGTTTGAATCAAGCGTGGCTGCCAATTTCACCATATCCCCATATTGCCGGTCTTTCCCGGCTGTCAGCCCCGCGCAGAGCATTTTCGGAGGAAGAAATGTCACGATACTTCGTTAATTATTTTAACGAAAATCACGATAAAATGTCTATTTTTTAATTTAGCTCTTCTGCTGACTTGCGTAGAACTCATTCCGCAGCTGAATAATACCCTTCTTGCAGAAAGACTCTTGATCTTTCTCTCGTTGTTCACGCATCCAACCATAGAACAGGTTATCCTCGGCAGTAAACAACTTTGCGGTATTTTCATAATAGCCACGTTTTTGAACGCTCTGCATGACACCACGCAAGAACTTCCAGTGCTTATAATACGGAAGCTTCAGCTTAAACATGAAATTATTGCTGTCTCGCAAAACAAAGCCTTCAACGTGTTCAAAACCATGATGCAGATAGTTCTCGTTCATGACTTCTTCGTACCAAGGATAGAATTCACTCCAGTTCTCAAAGGTTTTAACCTTCTCCTTAATCTGCAGATGACACTTCTCGGCTACACGCTTCAAATCATCATAATCCATTACACTGAAATTCATATCATTTGCAATAATATCCAGCAAAACAATGTGCGGTTTCTTATATTCGATGATATGTGCATCATTCACAGGATCAATCACCTCGAAGATGATGGAGCCATTCTCTTTTGCAACTTCTTTCAGATTCTTACGATCTTCATCAGAAGTCGTATCCATGAGAATCTTTCGGAACATATCTGCAAAAGGCCCATCAGGAGTGGATTTACTTGCAATGAACAGACCATCCTGTTCTGCATCATACGAAATGATACCAAGAAATCCGTTCTCTTTTAGATATGCAGTCACCGGGAACTTCAAAGTGTTCTGTAGGTTTCCAATTCTCGTTTCATTCCGCTCATCAACCGCAAAGAACTTATCATAGCTTCGAGCTACAATCTTATTCGTCTTTGTGTTAATGAACAACCCTCTTGCTTTGGTAGAAACCTCATCCCAGTGCTTCTTATAAAATGCTTCACGAGAGAAGTTGAAAGAAGAAATATCTCCGAATCGCTTCTCAAACACATATTTGCTTTGACGCATCTTACTAACAAGTTCTGCGTTATCGAACTCAGTTTTCATTTCAACGGCAGTTTCAGTCTTTGGCTCCTCTTTTCGGAATACATCATTCTTGGTTTCTACGCATTTGATAGGCTGACCGTGTTCAAGCTCCACACAACGAAGATATCCACCAAACTCGATTTTGCCTTCAAGATTGTAGCACCGATGACCCATATCAATAGGAACATCCTGTACATTTCGATGGCCGAAGATCTGAATATAGCTATCCGGCATCGACTTTTCCCAAGACTCAGCCACGGTCAGTATATCAGGATAGCGGCCTACGCCTTTAATCATCTGATCCGCAGACACGAACGGAAGAAAATAAGGAAGATAGCTCAGACCACCGTGACTTACGAAATACCGCTTACCATCATACTCAAAGTAGACACACTGGCCGACTCTGGAATAGATCTTACGAGCAGTGTTCTTGTCAATACCGGCTTTAAAGAGCTGCGGACGAGTGTAGTTTGCAAACTCTTCACTTTGAACCGGTTTATCATGCCCCCACTTGTTCAGCCAATGCTCGTGGTTCCCTTCCAAAAGGATCACATTCTTGCGGTTGTTATTTACAACATCACACAAGAACTTGAATACCTCAACGTTTTCGATGCCACGATCGAGATAATCACCAACGAAGATATAAAGCTCGTCGTCCTTCATCTCACCAAGGTATTCACTCAAGCAGGTATAGCAGCCATGAATATCACCGATGATATGTATCTTTTTCCACTGGTTAAAGTCATTCGGGCAGTAGTTCAAATCGGACATCACATCCGTAGTAGAAGGAAGAACTGTCACGCCAGAAGGAACTTTTTGAGTAGCAAACCGAGCGTACATCTTATCAATAGCCGCTTCAGGAACTCGCTTTAGCCATTCTCTCTGAGCGTTTCTTCGTTTGCATTCCTCGATCGGAAGGTCCGTCATATCAATAACATACATCCGATAACGATACTGTTTTGCAAGATTCTTATAACAATTCATTTCGACCGTCTTGGAATTCGTTGCATCAATCACAGTAAACTCGCCATGGCTCATCCGCACCTCAAGCAGTTTGAAAAGCATCTCCCATACAACATCATCATTCTGCGGAGAAATCTCCATCTGCCCATCAGGTGTTTCCTGTGCGCTCTGGCACATAAGGCGAAGTGTATCAGCACTCAATACGTACTGCTCAAGATTATGCTCTTTAATATAGGTGGACTTCCCGCAACCGGGTGCTCCACGGAACAGTAAAAGTGTTCTCATCTGCATCTCCCTTTCTAATAGGTATCCTGTGTTATATAGTTAGCATGTTAAAATGAAGGGGCCGAAGCCCCCTGTTTTTAATTTTCATGGAAATATTCAACCCAACCTTTATATCCTTGCCGGAAACTAAGATAGGCAACTTTACTGCACTTTCTTCCGATAATGTCCGCAAGAGGACCTTTACCATTTCCGAAACTAAGTTCTGCAAGATTAAATTTTGGATGAGTTTTACAGTAGTTATAAACCTTGATATACTCACAATTTCTGGCTAAATATCTTTGATCTAAGGTTTTTGAATGATGCCTTTTTTCGAGGATATCGTTCAACCTCGAAAAATAGACATGAATTGAAATTATAGACGTCTTTGGATCACTGTTTACACCGGGTTTATCCTTCGTTTTGCGTAGGATATAATCGCCATTCATGACATAAAATGTTCTATAACCGCTCTTATTGGGGGCATCATACTGTTTCATCTCGTAACATTGCTTGATAATATCCATTAACCTTGCGTCAACATCAGTCTTATCAAGAACGGTATTAGATTCAAAATCCACATCGTTAATTGTTAGATTAGAAATCTCATCGGAAGTAAGACCAATCCAGTACAAAACAGCAATTACGTTCATACGAATCTGATATGGCTCTTCGTACTTATTTAAGAAGTCAACAAATTCGTCAACCGACGCAAAATAACTGTCATTGTACATATCATCTGCGCTTACATCGCTCTCTGAAAAGTCAGACAGATCATACATGCTTGTTTCGTTTTCACTTTTGATGTAGCCTGTGATTATTGACTTCACATTTTTAAACGAACGACTCGAATTCACCCAATTATATTTGGCAAACATCTTTACGAAATCATCTTTTGTGAAGTCAAACAACTCATACCCACGCTCGGCCTCGTAATCCATGACGTGACGCATCGTCGATGCAACAAACTCACCGCTTCTATCAGAATACTTTTCGGCAAAAGCTTTGATTTTTTCTTCAGTAAGCATAGTGGCACACTCCTTCTTATTATATGTAGTGTACCATTAAACCTTATAAAAAATCAAGCAAATGCGGCAAAATTCTGAAATTCCATGGTATGTTGTACGCCGCTCAGGAATGCTGCAAGCAAAAACGGTTCATCCTTGCATCTTGCCATTGCGATCATATTCATCTGACGCTCCGACAAGACACCAAGTTTTTTAATGAACTGTCCTTTGTTAAGTGTATCAGTCTCTTCACATAGAACGATACTATCAACCTCTAGGAAATCACAATCTTCCTTTGAGAGTAGAACATGAACCGGAGAGCGCTTGTATATTCTGGAAGACAACGGATTCCCTTTAATTGTTGGACTAAAGAAGTTGCGCTTATTGTTGCTCGTCACAACGAACGGTCGAATACCGCGCTGCTGATGACCTGTCGCATTGGATAGATCAACCAACCAAACCTCTCCGACCTTTGGGTCAATATTGTTGTCCATAGTCTTTCTCCTCTATAATAGTGTAGCTCCGTTCCATAGCTATATTATACAGGATACCTTTACAGAAGTCAATAGGTTTTCAAAAATATTTTTAGTGCCCGTACAACTCTGGATTCTCTGATACGAACACGCTGGTGTTATCGAATATCATCTCATACGCTTTCTCTTTATCGCCCGGCCTAAACTCAACCCTCCTTACTTCGTGACATTCTTGCCGCAACTCAATATGACTTTCGTTTCCAAAAAATCCAATGCCTTTGACAATCCCATGCGTCTCTACGCCAATGTCGTCCATCTTTTTGCAGATCATGTGAACATCCACACCATTGCAAATAAAACAGACCCACACTCGCTTTTTTCTTATGTACTTCAAAAAGTTCTCAACCTGTATAACTCCCAAAATCTTTTTCTCACTCATCGAAATACCGCCTTCCGATCACATAAACAACTTCCAAGATATATTATACACATCTTTTTGTTTTCGTCAATATGTACCACACCATTTTGTTGTGCTACTTTATCAAAATTTTAGATGATGCCATTTACTCAGCATCATCCACAACCAGCTTCGCGTCATAATAAAACCTGTGTGCGCCAAATTGTCCAGCAAAGGTTGCTCCGCGCTCGTGCCAACTGCCTGGAGCAGCCGCCGGGGTTACAAACCATTGAATAGGTTTGTCTGAAATCTTAGCGCCGTAATCAAACACCATAGACACAGCCAGTTCGTTCTCTGCCGTCACCTTCCTATTATATAAGGAACTATAACCATACTTCTTAAAGACCTGCTGGATGGTTAGACTATCAAGTACAGCGGAATCATAAAGGCATTGGGCCACAGCCATCTGGCCTTCCAAACTGTCAGCACCTGCTTCACAAGCAACGATCTGCTCCGCAAGAGCACGTTCGTCATCAGTGAGTTTATGTTTGCCCTGACCAAAGTTTACAATCCGCATCTCAGTAACGGTTTCTACAATGACTTCTGGCTCCTTTTCCTCTTGCTGCACTACACTCACTGCCGGAGGGCTATTATTATAAAGGTATGAATCACCATGATTCTGAATTACCGGACTGATCTTCGATACAAGATTCCCCGCCAGCAGGCACATTATACACACAATAGCAATACTTTGCTCACGATTTATTAACAAATTAGAGTTAATAAGAATCACTTCCTTTCAAAAATATTGGTTTTATCAAATTATTCTTTTGCAGCATCCAGAAGCATCTTGGCAAGTTTTTTCGCTTGTTTTACTGTAAGATGAACCTCTTGGCATTCAACGTCAACGAAAAACACGACACGATTCGTCTCTTTTTCTTTGTGGATGCTAAATTCCACAGGACTGCCCCATTCGTCGGATGCTTCTAAGCATTTATAGTTTAATTTCATTACGAACCCTCCTAAATCTTAACTTTTAGAAATCCGTTTATTCCATGCTTCGATAAGATCGGCTTTAATTTTTGCTTTTTCCATTTCAGAGGAATCAAAGTCGTAAGTTTTGCTTTCCATGATAACATAGCAGTTGCACCTATTTTCTTTGTTTCCTCTCGTAACATACATCCATCGTGTTTGGCGATAACCGCCCTCTGCAATGGTAACTTCTCCACCGCAAAATGGACACGGTTTCAAATTATCCATTTCGACCATTCCTTCCCTGTTTCATTTCCAGCCGCCCACTCTGATCATCGGCATCGGAAAGCGCTCCTAACAGACTAAGTGCGTACACGGCATCCAATACCATAAGTAAAATTATCATAATCCACATTATATTAACCTCACATTCTTTTGGCTTGACCATCTTGTATTGAGGTTGTCTCAAGCATACACCGCACAAAGAGATTATTCAACACAATTATCAAAATTACCAAAATTTTACTAATAATCCTACGTCATCAATAGTTATATCATCGGTCCACACATCCTTTTGTTAAATATCCACAAGAACCCGGATTTTATCGGCCTTTATTTATTACATCCTCAAGCTTGCCATTGATAGAATCAATTTCTCGCATTAGCTTGCAGCGATAATTTCCATCCTTATCAAGTTTGAAACACAAATCCTCATCACCACTCTTGTAACCCATGTAGCATCCAGAACGGCACAGGCTCGTCGCATCAAGTGCGTCTTGGATTACTCGTGCTTCATTAAGAGTCAAATCAATCTTCATCTTGTTTCTCTCCAATCAAACTTCTGACCACAATCTCTGCAATAGTGATCATACCTACTCGTAATTACCGTATTGCATTTTGGACAACGAAAATTTCCATACTTTGGATCGACAACAACTATTTCACCATCAATACGGCTGAAATAGTCATCAAGCACATCACTTAAAATCATTTTTCCACGCCAGCCGAGATCATTCTGTTGAATATTCTTCGTGAGAATTCGATATGCGCTAATGATTTCACGCTTTGTGTATTTCATGTTTTACTCCTCTACTATATCTTTATTTACAGTATTCCGTATCTCAGTCGAAACACTTTCATTTTCATCAGACAGACGGTTAACCCAAGCATTTAGCACCTCTCTGTACACCGTCATATTCGGATCGAAGTAGCTGTTTGTAAATACCGGCATATCATCATTACACAGAATTTTCATAACAGCAGCGCACACAGCTGCAGATCTTGATTTACCAGCACCACAATTCACGCAGAACCAATCTGTCTTATCTTCCTCATGGTTGTCCAGAACAAAATTCACGATATTCTTAGCTTGAACATCAGTGATACAGGTGCCTTCTAAATCAGTAGTGCAATCATCAAACTTCAGCGGTAGAAAAGTAATATTGCCCTTACACTTATGAAAATCAATATGATAACCATTAGCTTCAGTGATTGAGATGAACCGAATTCGTTCAAAATGTGGCTGTCGGATAAAGTTTTCTGCATCTTCTGCGTTCATTACCGAGAATTTCCATTTTCTTCGATACATAGTAATAATCATTTAGTTTTTCCTCCAAAGAATTTAGGTTTTATATGGGTCTACGTCAAAAGCTTCCTTGGTATATTCTGCCTTAACCCTTTCGAGCACTTCATCGACGATGTTAATAGCAATTTCTAACCCATGCATTTTTCCATGTAGATATATTCTGTCACCATTCTTTTTCATATCGAGCATAGACTTAATGTGCTCTCGTCTAGCGTCAATGTATTCATCATATAATCGATTGTAAATCTCTTCCAGTTCTTTCATATTCATGCCTCCACTCAAAACGCAAACGGATTACTATTCACTGCTATTATCAGTGCCACATTAAAAGCAAACATTACAAATGCGGTCATTCTTTATCACCTCAATCTCTAAATTCAATATCTACAACAATATTCTCAGGCTCTGTCATGTACCTTCGTGCCAGCAGTTCTACCATGCGTTCCTTATCACCAAGATTGCTATTACGCAGTAGGTATGAACAAACTTGCCTACCTCTGTACAAGAACACAGCCCACGCATTTCTTTTCAATGGATACGTGGCCTTAATCATTCCATTGCTTCCTCCAGAGAAGTAGTTACATCATCAAAGTCAAAATCCAACGCACCAATCGCACCAATCATATCGTCAAGAGAATCCACGGCATCAGACAGGTTTGTGCAAGCACCATCTGCCTTATCGTATCGTTCACTTCCCTGCAGGTTTTCCGGCATATTGTCACGATACTCTTCTTCTTCCCATTGGATATCCTCAACATCGGATTTTACACTTTCGACCTCAGATACAAGTTCTTCCAGCTTCTTACGGATGGAACAAAAACGGTCAATGGTCTGCTTAATAGCTTTTCTACGAGTATTATTCATTTTCAAATCTCCTCTCAATCTACGATGCCAAGTTTGCAAATATTTTTCGGATCAGTGATATAACCAAACGTCAATGTGTTTCGCAGATACCCTTTGTACTCAAATCCACGGTCACGAGCTGCCAGACGGCACACATCTCGAATTGCGGATTCTCTCGGCCAAGAAATACCAGCCAGCTGATACTTCCACTGAAGATCTCTCAGCTTCTGCCACTCAATTACAGGCTTCTTTTCATTCTCAAAACATAAACCGTTCTGCACGGCATACTTTAGAGCATCACACCGCTTACTCTCTTCCGATGTACAAGTTCCCCACTCATTTTCCAGACGACGATACGCTCTATCAAACGGTGCTTGCTTTGCTGCATCAATGCCAAATGCTGCTCCAAGCAAACCCAAGCCAAGTAACAGTCCCATAATTTAAACCTCGTATTATAAAAGAGTAGTATTTATAGACCGCTCTCCAGCGGTATGCTACAATGTTTAGGATGCTGTGGATTGGTAATTTTCACCTACCGTAAAGACGGTTTATTGGAGGCTCCAACCACAGCCTCTTTGTTGAAATGTTAATCAGTTA